ATGATGGTAAAAAATATTCTTTCATTGCTTGTGCTTACTAGTTTATTCAGTTACACAGCGATGGCGCATGAACATCATCATGATAAGCCGCAAACGGAAGCACAACGCAATGCTGCAAAAGGTATTTTTGATAATAGTGATGTTAAAGACCGTCAATTGAGTGATTGGGATGGTGTTTGGCAATCTGTGGAGCCTTATCTTGCTAATGGAACGTTAGATCCCGTAATGCAGAATAAGGCTGCAAAGAATAAGGATAAAACAGCGCAAGAATATCGAGATTATTATGCCAAAGGGTATAAAACTGATGTGGATATGATTGGCATTGAGAATAATATTATTGAATTTCACCGAGGGGATAAAGTCTCTCAGTGCCAATATGATTACGCGGGTTACCGAGTTTTAAATTATTCTTCAGGTAAGAAGGGCGTCCGTTATTTATTTGAGTGTAAGGATAAAGATAGCCAAGCCCCTAAATTTATTCAATTTAGTGATCATATTATTGCGCCAGAAAAAGCTGGGCATTTTCATCTCTATATGGGAAATGAATCTCAAGAGGCTTTATTGACTCAATTAGATAATTGGCCAACGTATTATCCATATTCTATGAGCGGTAAGGATATTGTGCATGAAATGATGCATCATTGATGGGTTGTTGGAGGCAGTCTAAAGTGGTTGTGGTAGTTAGGTTATATTAGGCTGCGTAGGATATAAAAAAAGCCCGCTAATGATGAATTGGCGGGCTGGCGGGAGTTGAACCCGAGTCCGTAATTTTTTAATGCATTGATTATGAAAAGATATTTTTAGTAAGGAGCAATCATGTGCACTAGGAGTGCACATGGAGGGCTATTCGCTGTCATAGTGCTGGCTATAAAATCTGTATGGGCTCAAAAGAACAGGTTATTGGTGATATCTTGGTTTTTAAAGCGGGAATGGATGCTATAAATTTAGTAATCAATGGTTATTCAGTTTTAATAATTTTAGGCTGAGTTATATTAATTCAGAATTAACCGGACATGTTTAAGCTATTGATTAGCTCTAATCTGATAGGTCACTCATTACCAATGACGGACGTTACTTAATTAACTATTCGATAATGTAGTAGACTATACTAGCAATAATTTTAATATTCTTAGATGGTAGTGTAAATATAAACAAATAAACTATTGAAAAATGGAATATAAGAGAGGGCTAACAATTTAGTTTGATGCCCTCGCTCAAAGCAAGCTAAGAACTAAATTTGAAGCTATACATCTAATCCATCCATTGGGCAAGGTATTTCTGACTTAACTTCCTCTAAATTTGCATTTTTCAAAAAGAAGTAAAAAGTAGAATCTACAACCTTTAATTGTCGAGAATTTGAATCATACGCAATTACTGGAGGAGTTATTCCTTTATTAGCTTGTAACCCTGTAAGAGCCTTTAAAGTCGTAACCAACTGGTGTCCTTTTAGTTCATCCTTTCTGTGATGTGTTTGTTTTATTGCATGAAGGATATTTTCTTTGCTAACTCCGCCATTTAAACCATGATATCCTAAGGTAAGAATATGTATTACGATATAATAATTTAGAAAATATGGCAAAGGACCGCCTTTAGTTATAGATGAGCTATTCGCAACAGCTATAGTTTCTAAGTTTCGTAAATGACGCCCAGAATATTCACTAGTTTTTATCTCTATTGCAGTGTCAACAGCATCTATATTAATGAAGTGTTTTATTGTTTCTTGTTTTGTGAGAATACCATCCGCAATACATGAGCCCTTTAATAACTCTTGAAAAACACCAACACTTCCGAACGAATTGGATATACACTTTTCAATAATCACAGGTGTAATTTCTATATTTAATAGATTCCCACCTTTCCTTGCTATGCTTCTAAAATCGTCCTCCAGCCACGGTTCAACAGGTATTTCACTAATTCTATCTTGTAGTTCCCCATTAAATTGGGTGAGTCGGTTAGCCTCTTTCCATACCCCTAGTATAATAAACCGTACTTTCAGGTCATTAAATGTACGAAGATCAAAAGAAAATGCTCTTTGTATTTCCTCTGGAAGGTAGTGAAAATTTTCAAGTATAATAATTTTCTTGCTACCAACATGATGAATCAAATGTGCAATATCATCAGGCAACTCTAAATTAAACTCAATTTCATCGTAGTTTTCTATATTGCTTGTGTTTTTTTCATCTTGTATCGCGAGAGATGCACTTGCTTTAGCAATCAGTGCTACAGCTCCTTGAATTGATGCTTTTCCAGTAACCTTACTTTTTTCTCCTGTACCTTCTGAGTAAGAAGTCTTAAGCACAACATTACATTTTCTAAGTATTGCTTGATATATCTGCTTTAAAGTATGTGCAGGTGATAAACTAATCAAAATATGGTCATCATAGCTAATATACTTTTTAACCAAGGCTGTCTTTCCTTGCTTTGACGCACCATAAACTATAATTTGCTTCTCTGTTCTTAATGCATCTATTAGCTTTGCATCAACATGCTCACGTTCGATGTAACTTTCAACTTGTTTTCCACTAACCCCAAAGACATCTTCTATTTTAAGCATTTTTATTTACCCAATATTTATAACTGCATGCGTATAGAAATATTTAGCCACATATTTAATTATTTGCTAGCTGTACTAAATAATAAATAATGTGAAAATTTACTATGGAATATATAAAAACACAAATTATTGAAGTTTTTAAAAGTAACCTTATTTTTATTCAGCTTGATTAAAATAGAATAAATAATATTTCTTTCATGAACTATACCCATCGGTTAGTATACTTTCACACAAGTTAGGCGGCTAGGTTTAGTTGTGCTCTATCTACTAACGCTGTCAGCCCAAGTCTAAATGAGTGTAACGGAATATAGATTATCGTTATTGTTCACCGTACCTCCATCATACTCCTTAAGATAACTCCCATAGTGCCTAAATAACATCTCAGGCCCTTTATGCCCCATTTGCCCAGCTAGCCAAAACAGGTTAGCGCCTTGGCTAATATGTCTTGTGGCAAATGTATGCCTTGTTTGATATGGATTGCGATATCGAATGCCCGCTTTTTTCAGCGTTGGCACCCATGCTTTCTTTCTGATTGCATCAGCGCCTGCCCAAGCTTTATTTGTTTTTGGGTCTTCAAAAATCACACCATCTTTCATAAACGTGAATTGCTTCTGGTCATTCAAGGCGTTCATTGCTTCACTGTTCAATTCTACCTTTCTGGTACCGGCTTTAGTTTTGGTTTTCTTAATAACGCCAACGACACTTGCGGACTGCACATGTGCGGTATTTTCTATGAAATCTATATCACTCCATCTCAATGCACATAATTCGGAGCTTCTTAATCCAGTATTAATGGCAAACTGGAATAAGTTTTTCCATTGCTCGTATTTTGCTGCAGCGAGTAGGGCGGATACTTCTTGTGGTGATAATGGGTCAACAATATAGTTACTTTCTGCACCGCTATTTTTTGATTTATATCTTGATGCAGATACAAGGCTGATAGGATTAATTGATATAATCCCATCAGTAATGGCCTCATCTAGCGAGCTACGCAAGAAAGAGAGCTGATTGCGGATGGTTTTTAATACTGTCGTTTGCTTCTGTATCCAGTTTTTTAGTATTGCCGGTGTTAGTGATGAAACATGTAATTGATGCAAATCAGACAAGGCATTTTTACACTTTTCATAGCCTTTGATAGTCGATGGTGATAGATTTCTTGTTTCACAAATCACAAGATACTCCTCCAAATAATCAATAACTCTTTTTTCACGATTATTATCACCGAAGAAATTTGATTTTTTAGAGTTAGGGAAATACTTGTGGTAATTAAATGTACCTTTTTCAATATTATTTTGAATTTCAGCAAGTAACCTTTCTGCGTATTTAATGTTTTTATTATCTACGGTTAGTCTGGATAGAGGTTCCCTACACAGAACCCCTTTATAAGTGAATGTAATAACCAAGGTATTTTTGGTTTTATTTTGGCGGATGGTTACGCCTCTTGGTAGTAGGTATTCTGTTTGTTTTTTCTGACCCATTTGTTGACTTCCTTTATATCAATCCAACGCTCTTTTGAACCATCGACCTTTAATACATGCACTCCCTCTTGCCAGAAGCGCCTTTGAACTCGTTTATTGATTGCATCAGTGCTCTCACCAAACAATTCGCAGTATTTAGATATTGGTAAGCACTCAACAGAAAGGTTTGTATTCATAATAGTCTCCATATTTTGCTATAGATGAATTTAATTATTGATTCTCTCTTAAAAACCTCACTACATCCCTCTCACTCTTGCTGTGTATATTTGCTTAGTAACTGTACAGCAGAACCCTGCATTACAAACAGTAATACATATCCGATTATTTGCATGAATTGTTACTCTGAATTTTAGGTGTAAAAAACCCCGCTAGTGCAGGGCTTTTATTATTGATATTGCCTGTATATATCTTTAATAGTTTGACGATTTCTTATTATGTTTAATTGTGAAACTTGGTCATTCGTTCCAGTTCCTATAAAAAACGTTTCTAAAAAACTCAAATCGCAGTAAATCATCTCTTTATCTTGACTAATGTTTTTTGGGTCTCTTTTAGCTAATGAGAAAAAGGAACTCATTAATTGAGTTATGTCAGTAATAGCATTAAGGCAGCTGAATATATGCTCATAAAGTTCATCACTTATATCAGTGGAGTTTAACAATATCCCTTTTAGGGTGTCACTATCTCTTTTTTGCACTGTTAGTAATTTTTCTATATCAGTGTTATTGGTATTGATTATAGATATAACGTATGAGGGAGAAATGTTATATATAACTACAAGCCTTTGCTTATTTGTTATTGTGTTATTCCTTGCGTAATCTATTAGATTTTTTATTTCGTCATAGATTTCCACTGTTTTAGATATCTCTTGAGTATATAATTTTTTAATTGCATTTTCTTTTTTTTCTAACTTTGTTCTTGCGTCAGTATCTGATTTTATTTTTTGCTTCCAATAAACCCATAAAGTGGCAATTACTCCTAGCGATGAAATGAAGCTAAATATAGATGACCACAAGCTACCATCTCCAAAGCTCAGCGATACATCATTCAATGCTATTAAAGCTAAAATGACAAAAAATACCATTAAAAAAAAACCGATGTATAGAATAAGAATAACAGCGTGCTCTATTTTTTCTAGTTTATCATCACTATCCATAACCCCTCCTTATTTAAAGCAGGAATCATACTCACATCCATGTGACTAATCCACGCCTAATAAACTGAATCAATATCTATGTGTCATCACCTTCATTGCCTCACTGCGAGTTAGATTAGAATTGCTTCCCACCTTCCTTTGCGCGGTTTTCACGTTGGTGATCTGTGCGATGCTTGTTGTATTCGAGTTTCTCAGTTATTGCGCCTTCAATGTCATAGCCAAAAGCCTCGGCATAATCCAAAATACGAATAACAGCATCAGCAAGTTCAACTTCAGCCATTTTTCGATGTGGCAAATGGCTATTCATTAAATCCTTGCGTTCTCCCTCCATTGCCTCACTGATTTCTGAATGAATTAGGCAGAGTAGCGTTCCTTTTTCGCGTGGATTGTCCCACCATCCAGCATCTTTATTTTGCTGATGAATTTGTTGTTGCAATTGCTTAATGTACATATATATCCTGTTTGCATCTTTGCATCTTTGCATCTTTGCATCTTTGCATCTTTGCATCTTTGCATTGAGCCCATCGTTAAATCACGTAAATAGCGTGGCGAGGATAGGGGAGTCCGATAGGGGCAAAGGGGATTTCGTCATTCCAATCCATAGGTGGCTCATTCTGTGGAGCTTGCTGCTGTGACCGATGAGGTTGTCGTGCTGGCTGCTGGATTCCTGCCTGATTGCTGTTACCACTAAAATCTAACTGGTTAACGATAATGACTGGTGTTGATTTCTTCTCTCCATTCTGGCTTGTCCATTCTTCCATGACGAACTCACCAGTGACCGTAACTTTTGTTCCTTTTGTTAAGTATTGGGGAAGTTTTTCAGCTTTAACTCCAAACATCTTGCAGATAACCCATGATACTTTTTCGTGTTCTCCATAACCTTGTTTTACTGGTAAGCTAAAAGATGCAACTGCCTTTCCGTTTGGCGTCCATCGTTGCTCACAGTCTTTCCCTAAGTGAGCTGTCACGATGAATAGGTTAATTGCCATGGCTATTCACCTCTTCAAATTCAGCTTCAAAAATTGCAGAGTTATCTTGTTCAATATTTGCCTCTGCCTTTTCGTCAAGTATGACGGCTTTTTGCATTTCGATGGAAACAGGTAAGTATTTAAAAAGTCGGCGAATGACTGTTTTCTTTGCCATTTCTTCCCAGTGGGTTGCCCATGGACCATTTTTACCCGCTTTACTTGAATTACGAACTTTTTCTATCTGGTTATAGGTCATAACTTCGAATTGAACACCTCCATCTTTTAGCCTAGCAACAGCATAAACATGGGTAATTGGTGAATCTTCATTTCCTTCGGGTATATGAGTTAAGTTTTCATTTAACCCATATTCAAAATGAAAGTTATCGCCTTGGCGTACTGTTCTTGCGGATATACTAATGATTTGACCTGAGCGCCTTGCTAAATCAATCATTCCTCGGTAGCCAATGATGAGTTGAACATTTTGTTGTCCGTTATCTGACTTACCATTACCGAAAGGCAGAAGGTAGGCGTGACCTAATGCATTACCCGGCTCTAATCCTAATTGTGAGCATTGAACTACAGCACCAATAAAACTTTGAATATCACAATTTGCAAGAGAGGGGGTTTTACGAATCTCGGTACTGACAATTCTAATCATGCGGTCAGATGTGATATGTTTAGGTAACGCAGCGGATAATTGGGCTTTCATTCCGGGCTGATTAATAAACTCTACAAGTTTTTGCTCATTAGTTTTTATTTTTACTTCTGTTCCTTGAGTCTTTTGTAGATCAGATTTAGCTAGCGGTGGCGTGCTCATGTTTTAATTCCTTAGCCCAGCGAGGCAGTGACAGCGTGCGAATGCCTGCCCATTCGTTAGTTTTAAGGCATTCCGCATAGGTGAATAAGTTTTGTTTATAAGAGGTGCGACCAACTGATTTGGCTTGTTCGTCTAAAACAAATACCCTGACAGGATAACGTCCGCAATCAATGGTTGTACTTACTGCAAGAAAAACAAAAACAGGTATTTCATCCGTTAGTGACTTATATCCATCCGAATAGAAAGAGTCCTGTACGTGATATCGGTACTCATACATAGAGCGTTCAAATTTCTGTATGTCGGCAGTACTTTTTACATCAACTAGCCAGTGATGCTCTTCGATTAACTTGTCCGGTCTACAACGACAAAGAATGTCCGTATCCTTGTCTTTCCAATAGATGCTACTTTCAGCGACTCCTTTCGCCTCTAAGCACCATCGAGCTATTGGGTGAGCCATCGCACTATCTTTCATGAGTGATAGCTTCCTGCTATCTTCATGGGTAATTGGTGTGATATTTTCCTTTTCACACATTTCAAGAAATTCCTTTTCTTGTTCTTTTCCTGCATTGGTTCTACGATTTACTTCCGGTGCAACTCTAAATCTTTTTTGAAATTCATCAGGCTCTAGCAATAAGCAATGCAAAGCCGTACCAAAATCTAGAGCTTTTGTTTTTTCGTTATCTACTGGCGCATCCCTATGCCATATAAAATCAGCCGGAGATTCATCTATCAGGTCAAGTTGTGACTTACTAATACCTAATCCATGGTGATAGTCTTCATTTGAAATGTCGTAATAAATACCTTCGTTCATTGAATAAGCCTCTCTTCCAATACATCCTGTATTTTCTTTAGAATCCTATCCTTGGTTGATTCAGATAGTTGTCGAAGTTCCTCTCCGTCAATTTCGTTATAAATATCAATAGCCATTTCCCCAATATCAAATTTAGGATCAGGGCTATATATTTGAATTCTCATAGGGGCGTCCTTAACGAATAATATCCAGTGGGTCTTATCGTTCTTGCCTACGCGCTGAACTATCGTCGGTTTCTGGTCAGTAAGGGCTAATACTTGCTTTGTAGGAATTTGAGTTTCGTTCCACTTAAAAGCCAATGTTCCGTTTGGCCGCAGCACTCGGAATACTTCACTAAATCCGTTAGCTAAATCCTCTTTCCATGTTTCTTTGTTTAATCGTCCGTACTTTTTAAACATCCAACTATTGTTTCCGATGCTCATTAAATGCGGCGGGTCGAATACAACTTGGTGAAATGAGTTATCAGGAAAGGGAAGGCTTTTGAAATCAGCGATAATATCTGGTGTTATATTTAGCTTCCTGCCATCACATAGAATGTGTTTTTCTACCCTTATATCGCTGTAAATTACTCTATTGTCTTCCTTGTCAAACCAAAACATACGACTACCGCAGCACATATCCAAAATAAGGGGCATGGCTATCTCCTTACGTGAATGCGTATGACCCACGAGAGTTAACTTGCCGTAGGATTCGATTTGTCTTTTCGCATTGCTGTTTAAATTTCCAATCAGCAACTAATTCGTCTATTTGTTTATCAGTCATGTCAGACTCGCGCAGTAGGGCGAATATTTTCTGTTTTATGTATTTCTGCTTTGCGTTCATATTTGACTCCATATGCTGTCTTTAATGTTTCATTTGCTTCGCTCCATCCGTTCTCATCCTTGAGATAGCGTGCAATTCCAGCTTGTGATTGAGCTAAACAAAGTTTGTATTTATCTATATTCATGCTTATCTCCGGATGTGCGAAATCCTCACTTATCTTGCGATAGCGATAGAAAGTCCCCTGATGTTGGTAATATTTATTCGGTTAAATATGAAAGGGGTAAGTCTTTTTTAATGGATAATGTCTCTGACTAGTGTTTCTAATGCGGCTTTTTTGAGAGCTGTTTTCACCGCTTCGTTCCCGATTAGATTTTTCACAAATTCATCCAATAGCATTTGAATATTTGGCTCATTTTCAGGTACAGATATTTCAGCCATACCTTTTACTTTTGGTTGCATTTCATCAGACAGAATGAGTTTCAAGTTAATATCTACTGATGCTTTAGCGTGTGGCATTTTGCCTCCTTATTAATCTTTTAGTGGGGTATTGTTGAGCGTGAACTTTTGTAATTGCAGTGCAAGTTAAGCTGCTTTTTTAAATTTCTGTATTCATGCTATTATTTCCCTTAGTACCAACTACTAAGGGATATAAAGCATGAAAGATCATCACATATCTGAGTGGGCGAAAGTCCGTGAAACTTCAATTGAGATTGCTCAAGCTATATTTGAGCTAGCTAAAAATGATGAAGTTTTAGCTGAGAAAATTTGGGAAGAAGGTTCTGATGAAGTGCTCCCTCTAGCTTTTTCTAAAACAACAGACGATAAGTTGTTTTGGGGTGAGCAGACAATCGAACGTAAAAACGTTTAGTCATTCAAAGCCCTTAATAGGGCTTTATCATATTTCTAATTCTTATCTATCACCCGCTCACCTAATAAGCTTTAAGCTCTCGCTGTCACTTCGCCACTTTGCGTAATTGGCTTGCGTAGCCGTGATTGCTTGTGTTGCACATCGGGTGTGTCTTTTATCCTGACAAGCAAGTTTGCCAGTACATCTGTTTCATCTACTGGTTTAAATATCGAGTCCCATATTTCTTCCACTGAGCGGCTTTTTTGTTTAGCTTTTAACTTGTTACGTTGCTTGTAGTACTCTCCGTTACGTTTATATCTGCGCATCTTTGAGTTTTCTTTTGCTGGTAAAAAAATAATAGCTGTCATATTTGCCTCCTAAGTGATCTTTGGTGATTGGGATGGTCACCTAATACCATATGTGCCGTAGTGCTTTTACTAATCCCAAAAACCACTCAGTGGTTGCTCTGAGAAGTTCCTCTGAGCGTTCCGCTATGCCGTACTGTATAAAACACACGTAATCGGCAAGATGTTAAAGAGCATTTATCTCAGGGTGTGTGCCTTCGATGTGCTTGAATGTATACTAATCGTAGATGCTTGTAAATACAAAATGTAGACTTTGTTTGTGTTTAATTGTCAACTATCTGTATTCTCAGGTAATTTATTTGAAAAATTATTTGTCTTGTAAGAGTGATTTTAAATAGGAGTGAAGTTGAGGATATAAAAAAAGCCCATTAGGGCTTTTATGTTTATTTGTGATCTCTTCTGTACAAAGACCACTCTTCAATTTTTTCACCAGAGGGGAGGGTGCAATATCCTACTTGTCCATCGTTAGTGTTAACTATGTCAAGTTTTCCGCCTATTTTCGCGCAATAAACAGAAGCAGGGTTAGCCATTCCTACTTGTGCAGGAGAGTTGTCATTTTTTCCTGAAGAGCAGGCAGTTAACGAAATTAAAGCTGATAAAATAATGATTTTTTTCATGTGGTTATCCGTTTGGGAGGCTGCGAATTTTACATACAAAAGCCCTCGTGGGGAGGACTGAGGTTATTTAAAGCTATTTACTGTTGTTTTGTCAGTAATACTCTGAATGTATCGTTAGCCAAAAAAGTAACCTTGTAAATCATCTTCTACAAGCTTAATGGCATCTGAAAAACTACCTAACATTTTTTCATCGTAATGATGCCAGTTACTGTCTTTATCCATCCATAGTAGTGACCAAGAACCAGTGATTTTGTTATGTATTATTTTTGCTACAGGTTCTTCTACTCTTGAGTCACTCCATGTTAGCTGTCTAACCTCGAATATAACGACCGAGTCATCTTCAATACGATACTGTAAATCGAGCTCATCTCTGAGATGTTCTGCTGGGCGGCGTTTTTCTAAGAAAAATTCCATGCACTTTTCAATATTTGCTAGTTCAATATCATTGAATGCCATGCTTTCTCCTCAAAAGGTGTCATCAGACCATTGACACTTTATAACTTTACCTATGATTTCGCAGTTTTCATTTATTGGGATTAAATCAAATTTCGGGTTAAGAGGTTCAAGGAATGTTTGCCCTGATTCTCTAATTAATTTTTTAAATGTAAATTCGTTACCGTTTAGCCTAGCGATACAAAAATCACCAACATTCACAGGCTCTTTTGGGTCAATAAGTATCAACATTCCTTCAGGAAAGCTAGGTTTGCCTCCTTGTGCTGCTGTCATTGAGTGACCTTCAACCTCAAGCCAAAAAGCGCGATCACTTGCTTTCTTGGCTGTAGGTATCCATGCAATGGCATCTTTCTCCGTATAAGAGTTACTATTTTCGGTAAATGAACCTGCTTGTACTTTAGATAGTAAAGGGTATTCATAGATTGGCTCAGTTCTACTGATCGAATCTTCGTTAATGCTAATAGTACCATCTTGATTTATGGTTGGGTTATTGATGCCCACATATGCAAGTATTCTAGCTATTTCACTAAATGCAGGCTCTCTCTTTCCTGTCATCCAATGCCCAACGGCACCTTTCGATACCGAAAAATGCTCTGCCATATGATCGTATGTAATGCCCTTATCTTTCATAAGGGACTTGGCTAGTTCATACCATTTCATTTTCATAACCTAATAATACGATATGTATACATAAATGTAGACCGACAATGTGTATACTTTTTTGTTGAAATTACGGATACCTTACGTATACTTTCGTGATAAAGAATAAGGAGGTTTAGATGAATTACATAAGCCGATATAGAAAAAAACTTGGGCTTACTCAGACTGATTTAGCTAAAGAGCTTGGCTGCACAAAGGGAAACATTAGCCATTATGAAAATGGTCGGCGTAAAGCAGACCTTGAAGTATGCAGGCAGCTAGTAAGTTTTTTTAACAATAAGGGAATTAACGTCACTATCGATGACATTTTTCCTCCAAAAGCAGTATAGATTTACTCGTTCTTTAACATTTGAATATAGGTTTGTTTTCCCTAGTTAACTCTAGGGCGTCTATATTCTTTGGAATCGCTCAGAGGAACTTCTCAGAGCAGCACACCCACAGGATCGTGGGTAACGGATTAACTGTATATGAAGGAATATAAATTATGGAAAACGCAAATTCACGCAAATCGTTTAACCGATTTGTATCCAATCACTTGGTGGCAACCGCTTATCAAGTTATCAGAACAACATCTCAAACAGTCATCGCTAAATCATTAGGCGTTCATGACTCAACTATCACTCGTAGAACCGAAAAGATACCTGAGCTATGCGAGACATTAGCAGCGGCAGGGGTAATTGATTTTGTTTTGCCGGGTGAAAAGAAAATTAGTGAAGAGGAATATCGCTTTTTGTGGAAGCAAATGGCTGAGTTTTCACTATGGAAAACAGGTTCATTACAGGAGGTAAATATCAATGAATCCTGATGAATTTATCCGAAAAAATATTATTAAAAAATTGATTGAATTAGGTTATCAGGATGGAGTGGCTTTGGAATTAGCCGCGGATGAGGGGATATCTCATTTTAGACGGTGCTCACAAGCTAGTCGTCGTGGAGCAATATTTGATGATTGTTATCACGTAGCTAACACATGGATAGATAAATATGGCAGTAAGCCAGCAATGGTAAGTAAACGAAGAGCCAAACAGACTATCAAGCAAGTTTCAATGTTCTAAAAAGCAAAAGCCTAGGAGGCGGCAACCAACTAGGCCTTCATCGTATTTCGTTATGCAGGAGTAATTTTACATGAATATTAATTTCAAAACAAATCGATATGGAGGTCGCTATGAATACAGCGGAGGTATTTAAATTTCCCGTTAAGCCGGAGAAACCAAGAATGGCAGAGTTGGACAGTGGCTATACAAAGCTTGCCAACGAGTTACTTGAATCGCTGATGTGCTGCGACCTAACCGCAAGGCAATTTAGAGTCATGCTTGCGTTAATTCGTAAAACTTATGGTTTTGGAAAGAAAAGCGATCGAATATCTGACTCTCAATTAGCTGAGATGACCAAACTATCAAGGCAGAACGTTAATAAGGCAAAGAATGAATTACTTTCAATGAATTATATCATTCTTGATGGTAAAAAAATTGGTGTCAACAAAGAGGTTTCAGCATGGAAAAATCAATCTAGAGACAGTGTCTCTAACTTGAAGACAAAAAACGTCTCTAACTTAGAGACAAATGATGTCTCTAATCTGGAGACACACAAAAGAAATACTTTAAAGAAAAAAGAAATAAATAATATATCGTCAGAGAATTCTATCGAATCCCCTGACCAACCATCCGAAAAAATTTCAGTGGTTGATCCCAATGCTGTTGTTTGTTCCCCCAAAGGTAACAAGTGGGGAAATGCTGATGACCTCAAGGCAGCTCAATGGATTTACTCGCAAGTGTTGATAATCAGTCCTGCAACCAAAGAGCCAAACTGGTCATCATGGGCTAATGATATCCGCTTGATGCGCCAACTAGACGGGTATTCACACAAAGATATTTGCCGATTATTCCAATGGGCTAACCGCGATTCGTTTTGGTGTAGCGTCGTGTTATCTCCTGCAAAACTTCGCAAAAAATGGGCGACTTTAGTCATTCAAAGTCAGCAACCAAACCGAAACAAACGAGTTGTAGAGCAAGAGCCAACACAAAGCTGGAATACTCGTGAAGCATGGGAGAATGAATTTATATGAAACCTCATTTGGCAACTGTAATTGCTAATCGAGATGCAGGCGCACTGGCTAAAATTGCTCAAGACAGTACGCCGCAAAAAATAGTAAGCCCACAGGCTGAGCAACTTGTTGATGTGCTATTCCGAAATCTGAAACAAATCTTTCCTGCCGCAGTAAATACCATCTTCAAAAATGAAAGTGATGAACTCGCAGCTAAACGCCAGTGGATTGCCGCTTTTGCTGAAAATGGAATTACTACCCGTGAGCAACTTCAAAACGGAATGAGACACGCGAGGGCAAGTGATTCGCCTTTTTTCCCCGCAGTCGGTCAATTCATCAAGTGGTGCAAACAGGAAGACTTTACTCAGCTCGGATTGCCCACGGAAACTGAACTATACAACGTGTTCAAGAAGTATTGCTCAGAGCGAGGTTGGCGTAGATTTAATTGGCAGTCGAGCGCTTGTTACTGGATGGTCACTAAAATTTACTCAGAAATGCGAAGTCGAAACTTATCGGATTCAGAGGTTATAAAACTTTGCGCGTCTGAGCTTAAGGCTATGGCTAATCGTATTAAATCAGGTGAGAAAATACCTGATCCAGTTTTGCAACTTGAAAGCGCAGTGATACCCACTAAGCGTGACAAAGCGTTATCAATCATTGCCGATTGGAAAAACAAATATGGATTTAAGTAAGGGGAGCGATAAGACGATTGGAGCGGCCAGTGGGAATCGAACCCACATCATCAGCTTGGAAGGCTGAGGTAATAGCCATTATACGATGGCCGCTAGGTAAAAACTGATTAATTAACGAGTTAACGTTATTAGGCTACGCCTCAAAACTAATTTTCGCAAGGGTAAAATAGGAGGCTAATTGACAGATGATATCTGTCTCCACAAATCTAATCTCAAAGGCATTTTCAAAACCCTCTCAGAAGTAACAGAAACCGGTAAGCGATACCGAATCAGAATCACCGAATGGCGTGACCTCAGAACAATATCAATGAATAGAACATGGCGCATGTGGATAGAAACTACAGGCGATTGGCTACGTGCGCGTGGTGTTGTCATTGATATTAAAAATGGAGCTGGTGAAGTCGTTCTATCAAAGCCAATCACTAATGAAGAAACTCATGAATATTTTGTCGGTCACTGGTTAGGTCGTGATGAAAACGGAGAGCGTGAGAAAACCCGCAAGATGGATAAAGCACGGATGCTTCTAATGATGGAGAAGCATGAACAATGGTGTATTGAGAAAGGCATCCCAATCATCATTCCCAATAACTCGGAGTATATGAAACTTAAGGAGCAACAAGAGAGATGAGAAATGAGGCTGAAGTGTTTATGAGCGCACTTACTACCCTTAAATTATGCTGGGCTATTCATAAATCAAATGATGCGGTCAGGAAGTGTGCTGGAGTGTTAAAGCGCAAATTTATATTACCGCATGCCGTAGATACTATGAGGACGATAGAGTTAAGCGAAAACCCGATGGTTGTGATTGTTGTCGCTGAGTGGGATATTCAGGAGAAATAAATGGCATTAAAACGCGACAAGCACGATATTGTGTTTTCGCAGTTGGTCCGGGAAAGAGCAACTTATGAATGCGACTACTGCGGAAGACAATTTAGACACGAACCTTCAAAACTCCACTGTTCACATTTCAAATCACGACGACACAAATCAACCCGATACCATCCCTTTAATGCTTTCGCTCACTGCGTAGGTTGCCATCGAAAACTTGGCGAAGACCCACACGAATTCAATGCTCACGCTGTTATCACTTACAGCGAAATGACGATTGACCGCATAGCTCGTTTAGCAGGTGCTTCAGTGAAGTTGAAACCGTGGCAAATGGATGAGTTATATCAGCACATGAAGATTGAGCTTAAAAGAATTCAGGCACTACGGGCTAGCGGTGTAATAGGTCGAATTGAGTTCACGTTACCTGATTGGTACCAGAAAGGGATCACTTATCAGATGGGGGATTTATGAAAGCTGAAATCATGACTATTCCAGAGTTGCTTATTAAGACATATGGAAATATGGCTGAGGTTTCTCGGTACCTAGGATGTTATCGTGCGACAGTAAAAAAATATTCTACCGATGTTAAGGCTGAAAATCATGCTGTGATAAATGGGCGATTAATGACTATGTACAAGACAAGAGAAAGAGGCACTTCAAATCTCGCCAAAGAATCAGATAGTGCCATTTCTATAGCTAAACGTATTAACGCTGAATCCGACGGCAAAAGCTCGAAAATTAATACGAGGTAACGGATGCGTAATATTCAACAAGTACTAGAAATGTGGGGCGCATGGGCTGCGGATAACATCGAGTCAGTTCAATGGTATTCGACAGCGGCAGGATTTAGTCGCTTAATACCTAGTAAGGTGAAATCTCGACCTCAATGTTGTGAAGATGACGCCATGATTATCTCTAGCTGTATGGCTCAATTAAGTATAAAGAATAGAGAGATGCATGACCTGCTACTGGATTATTATTTATTTGGGAAAACATTCATGCAGCTAGCTAGAGAACATAAATGCTCAGATACCCATATAGGGAAAAAACTTCAAAAAGCGGAGGGGGTCATTGACGGAATGTTGATGATGTTAGACATAAAATTAGAATTAGATAGGTATGTAGAGAAGATTTAATAAAATACTTTACGATCGTAAAATAGCTGATATTGTGATAAGAATAACTACAACGTCAGCAGCTTATGAGCCTCACTTCAGTGGGGCTTTTTTGTTTGTTTTATTAGAGTGTGGAGTAGTGATTTATAAAGCTAGTAAATAAAGTGCAATGTTACTAATATGAATTCAATTATTACTATAAATCAATTTCGTATATAAGTGATTTCATATAAGGTGGCAATGATGGTTAATCTTCTTACCTCTAGTGATATGAGCAATACATCAGATAAAAAAATCACTGTAGGTATTAGCTCATGCTTATTGGGTGATAGCGTTAGATTTGATGGTGGTCATAAGCGCTTTCACTTTGCTGTAGATGAGTTATCAGATTATTTCGAATACCAACAAGCATGCCCGGAAATGGCGATTGGTTTACCAACACCTAGACCTGCATTGAGGCTAGTTAAATCTGACGAAAATAGCGTTAGACTCAAGTTCAGCGATGGTCGTGAAGGCGATTTAACTGAAGAGATGCTTCAGTTTTCGACCACTTATTTGAGTGGGCTTTTAAATTTAAGTGGTTATATTGTATGTAAAAACTCACCTAGCTGTGGCTTGGAAAGGGTTCGAGTATATGATTCAGTTGGCAATGGTAATAAAAAGTCTGGAATTGGGCTTTTTACTGAACAATTACTCAAAGTAATGCCTTGGTTGCCTGTTGAGGAAGATGGCAGGTTAAGCGATCCTCATATTCGAGAAAATTTTATTATACGGGTATTTGCTCTTCATGAGCTAAATGAACTAAAGAAAAACTCCTTCAATCGGCACTCATTAATCGACTTTCATACTCGATATAAGCTCCTTTTATTGGCGCATTCACAGCCTCTTTATCGAGAACTTGGTCGTTTTGTTGCTAGTAACAATGAATGGGATTCAATCGATTCTTATTTTGATGAGTATCGAAATAAGTTTATGAATTTATTACAACACCAAGCGACTAGGCGCAATCACACTAATGTGCTTATGCATATCCAAGGTTACTTTAAACGTTATCTGACATCAAACCAAAGGCAAGCATTGAGTAAGTTAATCCTCGAATACCGCCAAGGAACACAGCCTTTATTGGCTCCATTAACATTAATTACGCACTATTTATCT